CAATGATCACCTTCTCATTCGTTCTGAATAGTAGCTGCTGCCAATCTTCAAAGGTCAATTCATTAGCCTCATTGCAAAAAAGTAAATCCCTCTTTCTACCCCTGATCTTCTGAGGCATATCAAGGGATATGAATTCAATGGTGTTTCCGTTTAGCCTGTATTCTGATGCTGTCTTCGAGTGATCATCTTCTGAGTAGATCTCATGATCTTTGAGGATGGTTAGGAAGTCACGCATGACAGTACCCCTCAAAGCAGGGTAGGTCTTCCTACAGATCGTGATTACCTTATTCGTGTTCTTTTCGCAGTATGAAAAAATTATCCATAGAAGGATGTTATAGGTCTTCCCTGATCTAGTGCCACCTTGCTCTATTACTATCTTTGATTTGCTGTTCTCAAGATGGCGGAATACCTTATTTGTTTTGATGCTAGTTGCTGTCATCCACAATATTCACTTCGAATATCTTTTTCCCATCAGCACCTGTGATCTCCTGCCTTTCGACATATCCCCTAGACTTCCCCTGTGTTTTAAGGAAGAAGATGATAGCAGTAGTATCACCGCTATCTATCTTTTGATCTAGCTTCCCTTCTACGAAATCAAGCCTAGAATTCCTGCCTTCTATTACAGCCTGTTCTAAGCCATCCTGTTCAATCCAACTATAAAGGGTATGTCTATCTACACCTAATGACTTTGAGGCTGCTGATAGGTTACCAAATGCCTTCACAATGGCTTTCTCTATCACGGATCTCTCAGGCTTTTTCATAGTGTGGAATTTTGGGGAAAATTAGTCTAGTTTTTCGTTGGCTACTTGCAAAGGTTCTACAGGTGTAATATCCTTTTCCTCTAGCTTGTTAGGGATACCTGCATCATCTAGCAACTTCTTAAACAAGTAAGCTAGATCAAAGATTCCGTCTTCATGATCAAGGGTTACACTAATCACTTTTGTTGCACTATTGAAATTCAATTGAAAGTTTGACATGGTTCGTTTTTTTAGAATGGTAGATTATATTCTTCTTCCTCTACAGGTGCAGGAGCAGTAGGCATCTTGTTAACCTGTGGGGTATTATTTTCTTCCTTTTTATAATCGTTTAGGTTAATGGCTACATCCTTCCCGTACTCATTCGGCTTATCATAGATATTGATATTCAGGTTGACATACTTCTTACCATTGTAGGTGTATGAATGTGCCTCAGCATCAGATATGCAGATAGCAGCCGTGATCCATGAATCACTTCTTTTCTTCCCGTTTCCTAGTCTAGTTTTTGGTTTGTTGTCCATTTGTTTATTTGGTTGGTTTTCTTCTTCTCTTGATAGGCTTATTTTCAATCACAGGTTCTTCCGATTTGAAAGTCACTTGAGATATTTCTTCTACCTTCTCTTCTTTGTACCAGGTGGTATTCGCTTCATTCGTGTACCACCCATATAGGTAGTTTACTAGTTCTGCTCTACATTGACTGCACCAATGTGAGAAGTTGTGCTTCGGGTTGACATAGGTAGTGTATAGGTGAATCAATTCCGTGTAGACTGTCTTCGAGTAGTTACGAATGAAAGCGTGTTTTTTGTAGCACTCATAGAGTTCAAAGTGCTTCTTGAATAGTTCTTGATCTTCAGGTGTCATAGTTTTTCTAGTTCGTTTTTTACTTCAATCCAAAAGTTAAATCTTGATCTGTAGTAGATCAGGTCATCATCTTTATCTAGTTCGTTTAATATTTCATCTACTGCTATTATTGCACATCTATTAGCAGCGTGTAGATCCCTCACATCATTGTATCCATGTATGCATTCACTCATTTTAAATTTGATCAGCAGTTGATCTGCCTTTGACCTTGGTGTCATAGTTCAAACTTATTAGTGAAATGATCCTCCACATACAGGTAGATGAAGGGTACTGCGCTACTTATAAATATCGCAGATAGTAGATCCGTTTTTAAGATTAGAAAAAAGAGGCTGATCCAAAAGGACATACAGAAGGAACAGCTAAAAGGCTTGACCAAATTCCTACCTGTGACTTTCTTAAAAAATTTAGGAAAGTTAAGGATGTAGAAGTAGATCAGGGTGATCCCAATTGATCCTAATATACTAGCTGTGATTTGATACATTTTCTGATGTTTTTAATTGTGATGAAAATTGAGGTGTGTGGAATGCCTGTCTGCTTTGATACCTTCCTCACTGAACCAAGTTCCACATACATCTTGAGAATCTCCTGATCATACCAATATAGCCCCTCTACTATCTTAGATATTGAGTCTGCTACTGCTTGGCTATTGTCTATTTCTTCTTCCTCCTTGATGAACTTGACTATATCCTCCACAGGTACTAGGGCTGCATACATCCTGCCGAACTTCCCGTATTTGCTATTGGTCTGATTGCAGCATATCCGCACTATCCAAAACTTGAAGACCTGCTTTCCTTTGGCTTCTAGTTCCCTGAGTTTTTCGGCATCATACTCCAGGACTATCACAGCTACTTCCTGCCGTAGATCTTCCCATAGATCTTTCCCTATATTCTGAAATACATATTTGAACTCATTGTCATATAGCCACCCGATCGCTTTCATTTTAGGCTTATTACTTCGCCTGTGGGAAGCCCTGCAAAATCACACAGCCATCCATTCCACTCGAATCTTACTTCCTTCTCTCTGCCATTATATGAGGCTGCTAGGACTCTGATCTGCCTCTGCACTATCTCAATACTTTGAAAGCTACCTTTTCCCTTATTCATCCACTTAGACCACTCCCCGCTTGAAAGCCTGTAGCGGATTTCAAGGGAATAGTCAAGGGTTGATTTGGGTAGCATTCTAGGCATTCTATTTTATTTTTATAGTCATGACAGGATTCAAACCTGTACGCACAAATATAGGGTATCTCATTGTGCCATCACTTTTACAAGCAGTTCCGATGTGTGTCTACATTCCACCACATGACTATATTTTTTCTCTGATCACTACTTCCAATCCTATAGCCTCACAGATCATCCTAAGATTGAACAGGCTTATAGACTCCCATCCATTCTCTACCTGATTGATAGGTGCATGGCTTAGACCTAGCTTCTTGCAAAGTTCTAGCTGTGTGTATCCGCTTTTCTTTCTCGATCTTCTGATCAGTAGTCCTTCTTCTACGCTCATTTGGTTTGTTATTTCTTCAAATATAGGATAAAAATTAATATCCAAATTTAAAGGGTGAATTTTGTCTAAAATGGTAGCATTTTATAGATCCCCATGTGAATAAATTCTTCCCCCTTCTTGACTATGCACTTCCTCACATTCAATTCAAAGACCATCTTGTCATCAAAGCCGTACTTCTTCTGCGCTATGTCCATCAATAACTTGACAGGGTTGTCAAGGTCGGAAGCCTTATTTGAAAATCCAAAGAAGAATTCAACCCTTAGCATCTGATCCTTTTCAATCTTAGCCCTAGGCATATTCAAAAGCATTCCCTTTTCATATTCCTTGTAGGCAGGTGTTTTGAATCTCTTTCCCTGCCATGCTAGATTCACGGACAAAGGCTTCTCATTGATTTTGAATTGTATCATCTGAAGATCTTATAGATTTGATCCATCCCTATAGTGTATAGGGCTACTATGACCATGAACAAAAACCCGAAGTCAAATTCAAAATGGAACAGGGCAAAGATTGAAAGCAGGGTAGACTGTATGCTGAACAGATCCTGCTTACTAGGGATAAATTGATTGAGTATCTTTTTCATTTCTTAAATTTTTGAAAGCCATTGTAAATAAATTTCTGTAGCAATTTGTGCAGTCATTACCGGTGGAACACTCATTCCAATTAAATACTTAGGCTTATTATTTAAAAAGTTATAATCTTGAGGATAAGTTCCTGCATTCTTGTATTCATAATTATTTAAAATTCTAGGAATAGAATAGTGATATAGATGTGATCCACTAGAATTTGCTATAATAGTATTACATACCTTTTCTGGATGCATTTTTATTTCACCAAAATAGTGCCCCTTTGGATGTGCATCTGCAAAACTTTCACCAGGATTAGTTTTATACCACAATTCTTTTACAGTTTCATGAATAGGAATAAGTTCAGCATTTAAATCCTCAATTTCTTTAAACTTTATTTCAGGTTCTTTAAAATCTAAACCTAATTTAGGAAGAGATGTAAAGAAATCAACTTGCTGAAGGAAAGGCTTTGCAATATCTTTTCTTAAGCAAATAAAGAATACTCTTTCCCTTCTTTGTGGTACTCCCATTTTTGAGGCATCAAGTAGCCAATGCTGGCAGTAGTATCCTGCCTGGTCAAATTCCTTATAAATCTTCTTAACGTACTCAATAGCATTTCCTAGAAGTAAACCCTTTACATTCTCAGCAACTACTACTTTTGGCTGTAGTTTTTTTGCTAGATCAATAAAATCAAAAAACAAAGTATCAAGGACTTGATCAGCCTGGCCTTCTCTAAATTTCTTTTCCTTTCCCCAATCGGATTCCCTATTCCCTGCCATAGAGAATGAACTGCATGGAGGTGATCCATCTAATATGTCAAGGTTATAAAGTTCTTCTGGAAGATCCTCTCTAAGTTTGAACGTTTGGATACCCTCAAGAAAAGAATACTTTGGATTGTGATTAGCCTTGTATGCTTCCATCATTTTAGGATCAATCTCATTGCATCCTAGTACATCAAAGCCGGCTAACTTGTAGCCCATTGTAGAGCCTCCACCGCAGGCAAAGCAGGAAAAAACTTTCCCTTTATCCTTAGTAAATACTGCATCCTTTAAATTCCATTTGTACGGGAATCTGTGCTTATTGTCCTTCATTTAAAATGGTTTTATAGTTTCTTGATTGATTTCAAAATCTTCTATTCCTGATCTGTGGAACTTCTCTACCCTTGGTTCAGGTACTGCTTGAGCCTTTGCATTCTCAAAATAATCAAAGCCATCCTTCCCCATGTACCTATTCTTCTTTCTATTGAAGTCTATGGTGATTTCAAAGGGAATACCTACTAGTTTCTGCTTCTTGATCTTATCCGTTTTGATGATGACTGTGGTGTCATTCGGATCTGTTGCCCTGTTAGGTCTCCATACAGAGATAGAATTGTCGGTGCTATCTGCAAAAGTACCACCGCCTTTGATTTGATACAGGGAAGGTGGAGGGTAGTTTCCATCCTTCTCTTTCCTAGGTGTAGTTTGGTGCATGACTAGGTGATAGGATACATTGTTTTTTCTAGTGAAGTTTATCCGATCCATCATGAACCTAGAAGCATACAGGTGTTCAGGTTCTCCTGCTGTCATCTCATGCCTGATCTTGATGTAGGGATCTACCACCACAGCCTTGACATCCTTCTCCCACACTAGGAATTCAAATACAGATTCAATCTGATCTATTGTAAAATCAGGTATTCCGTTTTTCTCAGGGTAGACAAAGAAGAAAGAGTCCTTCACCATGTCAAAAGCCTTCAAGTATTCCTGCTCAGATACATCAAAGTTCTTGTAGAATCTATCTGTACTTTTCCCCAGAATAGTGTGAATGATGTCATCAAAGAATTCATCAGGTGGGTAGTTCTCAGGGCTGAAGAATGCAAACTTCCATCCTTCATTTATTGCCTTAAGTACGCAGAGAAAAATCAGGAACTGTGACTTTCCTTCATTGTTGTATCCTGTCCACAGATTAAATTCTCCTGCCTTCCATGACCACATCTTGTTTTGAATACCTCCACTACTGATTTGATCTAGGTCTCTCACATAGGTCTTAGATCCTGCCTCCTTACCCTTCCTGAAGTTCTGTAGCATTGAATCTCTTTGACCTGCAAAGGTCTTGATAGATGCCTCGCAAAAGTCTAGGTCAAAGGTCTTTTCTGATTTCTTTTTCATGTAGGGAAGTGTTTATCTATATTCTCTTTCATATCCTGATAGCTTCCTGATCTAGTAGCTACATCTTTGAACCATTGCTTCTCAAACTTATTCCTCACCCGTATTTCATCTTGAAGCATCAAGGTAGTACCTTTCACTTCATAATCCATGATATTGATTAAATTAATATACTTTTTTTGTAAGGAGTATAGCCTCTTGAGATTCACTTCCATCAAAGCCCAATTCTTAGTTTGCTGTGCCTGTACTATCATTCCCCAAATGTCTCTATTTAGGTCATTCATTTTCTGTAGATCTTCCGCCTTCATCTTACCACCAATTATTTTCTATCGTAGACTTCGGATACTTATGTGCTTGTACTTCTGTGCTTCCGCTGTATCCTGTACTTGCATTATTCTTTAGGTAGAGATTGAATGAGTTCTGCGCTTTGCCTATAGTCATGGCTTCTCCTTCCTTCAGGATCTTCCAATTCTTGAAGGCTTCCTTTATTTTCTTTTCATCCAGGTTATATATCTCCTGCATTCTATTAAAGAATGGTCTATTCATTGGTTTCTCCTTTGACATCTCTACCTCTATTTCATCAAAAGAGATAAAGGTCTCCTTACTTATTTCCTTCTCTAATTCTTTTACTTCTTTAGTTGGTTTCACTTGCGTTTCACTTGCGTTTCGTGTGCGTTTCACTTGCGTTTCACTATCGTTTCGCT